GATAAGCCAAGCAAAAGAAAAACTTGGAATGTGGGATCTGATGTTTTTAGCATACAACGCTCATAAGCGTGAAGCTGCTGGAAAACCAGTTAAACCATTTGAAGCTTGGATGGAAACTATTTCCGATGTAATAGTCGGTGATGCAGACCCAAAAGTCACCCAGCAGGAAGCCTAAGTAGATTATTGGTTGAGTTGGCAATAGCCACAAAAATACCAATGAGTGAATGGGTTGAAGCAGAGGACATTTTAACAGCTATCGAAGTATTGGAGGCGAGGTATGGCAAGTGAAACCATTGCTTACAGTCGCAATGACATACGCGATATTCTCAAGGCTTTCAAAGTTATGGATGCGCAAGCGACTGAGGAAGCAAGAATTCAATCTGCTGCTTTGGCGACATACGCAGCTGAGGAAATTAAAACAGCGGCTAGAGGTAGAACAAAATCAGGCAAAGTTGCGCAAAGAGTTGCGGATGGCGTTAGCATTTCAAAGTCCAGCAAAATCGGTGAATTCAAATATGGATTTGCAAGACAAAAGTTTTCAGGTGGTGCTACTACACAGAGCCTGTGGGGTGGCGTTGAGTTTGGTTCAAATAAATTCAAACAGTTCCCTAGTTATTCAGGAAGGCAAGGTCGTGGATCTCGCGGATGGTTCATTTATCCAACCCTTCGCAGAATTCAGCCTGAATTGATTAACAAGTGGGAAGCTGCATACAACCGCATTTTAGATAAGTGGGCATAAGTGGCAAGAGATACTAGAACCCTATCGCTTAAGATCCTTGCGGATATTGATGATCTTAAGAATAAACTAAATCAAGCTGACAATGCCGTTGAAACTAACAGCGAAAAAATTTCAGCATTTGGAAAGAAGGCTGCTGCTGCATTTGCGGTTGCTGCTGCTGCTGCCGTTGCTTATGGCACTAAATTAGCCGTTGATGGGGTCAAGGCTGCAATAGAGGATGAGCAAGCACAACTTAGATTGGCTGCTGCATTACGAAGCGCTACAGGGGCAACTGAGGGTCAAATAAAGGCAACTGAGGATTTCATTCTACAAACATCCCTAGCCACAGGCGTTGCTGATGATCAACTTAGACCAGCAATGCAGAGATTGGCGGTATCAACAAAAGATACTGAAGAAGCACAAAGATTATTAAGCCTTGCTTTAGATATTTCAAAAGGTCGAGGATTAGATCTAGAGCAGGTTGCTAATGCTTTGGGTCGCGCTCAAGATGGCAATACTGCTTCACTTGGCAGATTAGGGCTTGGGTTATCTAAAGCCGAACTTTCAACATTATCTTTCACAGAGATCCAAACCAAACTATCTGATCTTTATGGTGGCGCAGCAGCTACAAATGCTGAAACCTTTCAAGGAAAGATTGATCGCTTAAAAGTTGGATTTGATGAGGCTAAAGAAAGTCTAGGAACTGCATTATTGCCACAGGTTGAAAAGTTCATTACATTCTTAAACGATGTTGGTATTCCAGCACTTAATGGATTTATTGCAGGACTTACAGGTGATGAAGGCTTGAGTGCAGCATTAACTGAAACACAAAGAGGTGCTGAAAGTTTTGGAAAAGCCATTGCAACAGTTGCAGGAATTGTTTCAGGATTTATTACATTCCTAAAAGAAGCAATTGGTTTGGTCGTATCTCTTGCTAATGAATTGATCCGAGTGGTTAATATAATTCCCGGAGTGAACATAGGTGCAATACCTAATCCAGCACCATCAGCTAGAGTGCCATCAGTTCCAAGCAGACCAAATGGTGGTTACACAACAGGCGGTGGAGTAACAAATATAACTGTAAATGCTATTGATGGCGAAGGTGCTGCAAGAGCTGTGGCAAGCGTGCTTAATCAAAGCGCAGCAAGATCACAGGGATTGTTAGTCGGAACAACAGTAGGTAGATAATGACTGCTTGGTCACCCGATTGGAAACTCACAGTTGCAGGTGTTGATTACACCGACATAGCCATTAGCGATATTCAGCATCAGGCTGGTCGAACAGATATTTATCAGCAACCTAATCCTTCATATATTCAAATCAATTTTGTCGCGTTATCTGGTCAAACTTTACCATTCTCTATTAACGATAGTTTAAGTCTGCAAGTTAAAAACTCAGCAGCAACTTATGTAAATATATTTGGTGGGGATATTACAGATATAACTGTGAGCGTTGGCGCTACTGGATCGGTTGCAACTGTTGTTCAATACTCAGTGCTTGCAATGGGATCACTTGTTAAATTAGCAAAAGAATTATATTCAGGCACGCTTTCACAAGATGAAGATGGCGATCAAATTTATGCTTTATTGTCTAGCGTATTACTTGGAACTTGGAATGATGTTCCAGCAGCTACAACTTGGTCAGGATATAACGCAACCGAAACATGGGCTAATGCGCAAAATCTAGGACTTGGCGAGATTGATCAACCTGGTCTTTACACAATGGAAAATCGAGGAGCAAATGTAGATACAATTTTCAACATTGCTCAATTGATAGCAAACTCAGCATTTGGATATTTGTATGAGGATAATGAAGGCAATATCGGATACGCAGATGCAGACCACAGACAAAATTATCTATTGACCAATGGCTATGTTGATCTTGATGCTCGCCATGCTCTAGGTCAAGGACTCAGCACAATCACTAGATCAGGTGATATTCGTAATGATGTATTTATAAATTACGGCAATAATTTTGGATCTCAAGAAACTGCAACCTCAACAAGTTCAATTGCAACCTATGGCTACAAAGGCGAAAACATCAATTCAGTCCTTCATTCAGCTGTGGATGCTCAAGCTGTGGCAGATCGATATATTGCTCAAAGAGCATTTCCTCAACCAGCATTCCAAAGCATTACCTTCCCAATCACAAATCCAGAGATTGACAATAGTGATCGTGATAATTTGCTAGGCGTGTTCATGGGGCAACCTTTGAACATCCAGAATTTACCTGCTCAAATCTCAAGCGGTGTATTTGAAGGATATGTTGAAGGCTGGTCATGGAGCACTAGGTTCAATGAATTATTCCTGACAATTAACTTGTCGCCTGTGGCTTTCAGCCAAGTGGCGATGCGTTGGAATACAACACCAATTACAGAGGCTTGGAACACTTTAAGCCCAACATTGACATGGGAATACGCTACAATCGTATCCTGAGAATAGGACAAAATGGCAACCACTACTAATTATGGCTGGACAACACCAGACGACACCGCTCTGGTCAAAGATGGCGCAGCTGCTATTCGCACGCTTGGTTCATCTGTTGATACAACAACAAAAAACCTAAATCCTGAAACTACGCTTGGTGATATTGCTTATCGTTCATCAACTGCAAATGTTAAAACTAGATTAGGACTTGGCACAGCTGGACAAGTATTGGCGGTGAATTCTGGTGCAACTGCTCCTGAGTGGACTACATTTGCAGCCAGTAGCATGACAGTAATTGCTTCTGGAAATTTAAGTTCAACTTCTGTTGTGTTAAGTTCAATTCCTCAAACATATCGGAATTTATTTCTTTATGTTGAAAGTGCACAAGTTAGTAATTTGACCTTGATGATATTTAGATTAAATGGCAGCACTTCTTCAATTTACACAGAAAAAGGATTTTCATTAAATAACACAGTTTTCCGCAACAATGTTAGCCAAGCTTATTTTAGTCCAGCAACTCAAGAAGTAAATATCCCAACCAGCGCAAATGATGATGCTTATAGTTTGTTTATTGAAGAATATACTCAAACTGCATATAAAAACATAACAACATCAATGAGAGATTCTGCTAGTGATGGTGCTGAAAGTTACAATACATTCAACAATTTTGCCAGCCCCACAGCGATCACATCAATAACTATCGCAGGATCAAATGGAACTTCAACATTCAGCGCAGGAACTTACGCACTATACGGAGTTAAATAATGACAAACACAAAACCACAAATTAAAGTAATCAATGTTGAAACAGGCGAAGAAATCATTAGAGATGCAAACGCAGACGAAATTGCACAAATGAAATTAGATGCTGCTAATGATGAAGCAAGAAAAGTTGAAGCCGAAGAAAAGGCAATTGCCAAAGCAGCAATTCTTGATCGTCTTGGTTTAACTGCTGATGAACTTCAAACGATACTTGGCTGATGAAGGCTTGGTTATCTAAAGCTGCTGTTCAGTTAAGAGAGCAAACTGATGATTGCTTCCCAGAGCGTATGCGTCAATCTGATGGGTGGATTGGTGATACTCGACATAGCACAACAAAGTCTGACCACAACCCAGACTGGTCATCAAATGGTTGTGTTAGAGCAATTGATATTGACGCTAGGCTTTCTGACGACAAAGGGCTTTCAGCGTATTTGGCAGATCAGATTAGATCCTACGGGAAATCTAGTGGGCGTATCAGTTATATAATTCATCAAGAAAAAATTGCATCACCTTTGATGGGTTGGCGTTGGCGCAAATATAAAGGCTTTAATAAACATAATCATCACATCCATGTATCTTTCAAAAAAGATCAGGACAACAATTCAGCGTTCTTTGATATCCCACTACTAGGAGGCAAATCATGAAACTATCCAACAAACACAAGGCAGCAATTAAGTCATATTTGAGAGCTGTTGCAGCTAGTGGTATCACAGTCTTATTGGCAATCGTTGCTGATATTAGACCAGAGTTTGCAATTCTTGCCGGTGCTTTAATTGCACCTATTGCAAAAGCAATTGATCCAAATTCAGGCACAGAGGCTGATTACGGCGTTAATGCGAAATGACACCGAACGAATGGGTTGGATTAAGCGTTGGTCTTTGCGCCATCGCAACAAGTTTATTAGTGGGTCTGCGCTGGGTTATTAAGTCTTACCTTGCAGAACTTAAGCCTAATGGTGGCTCAAGCATGAAGGATCAATTAAACAGATTAGAGTCGCGTGTTGATGATCTCTTTATGTTAATCAGTAAGCGATAATTTATTTTATGGCGAACACACGAAAACCTATCAAACGCAAAAAGATCAATCGTCGCGTAGTTCGCCAAACTCCTGATCCAACAAAGATTGATGCGCATTACATTGCGTTGCACGAATGCTATAAAGCAGCTCGTAAAGCAGGATTTACTCCAGAGCACGCATTCTGGTTAATGACCGAGCATAAGACTTTCCCTGATTGGGTCGTAGGCGATGCCCTTC